GATGAAATTAAAATAGATTGTTCAGTAGCTGATAAAATATCAGGTACTCTTTCTATAATGGAAATAACATAGGATTAATATATGAGTTTTATTGGAAAAATTCCTGCAAACGCAGCTTTAACAGCTAGTGATTTAGCAGATGGTATAATAACTACAGCAAAGATAGCTGCAGATGCAGTAACAGATGCTAAGATAGCAGATGATGTAGTTGGTACTGAACATTTAACTGCTGGAGAAGTCGATGCAACTGCTATTGCAAATGATGCAGTAACATTAGCTAAGTTAGCTGCTGGTACAGACGGAAATATTATTAGTTATGATGCAAGTGGAAATCCAGTTGCTATTGCCACAGGATCAGACGGACAAGTTTTAACATCAACAGGAGCTGGAAGTCCTCCAGCTTTTGAGGCTGTACCAGTTGGTGGAATTACAGTAGCTGATCAATGGAGAATTACTAGCAATCTTACTACTGGAACAGCTGATCAATATCATGATATAACTGCAAACTGGGAACAAGTTGATACTGCTGGACAAGGAACTATTGGAACAGCTATGGCAGAAAGTTCTGGAATATTTACTTTTCCATCAACTGGAATTTATCTTGTTCAACTTACATTACAATATAGAACTGGTGGATCTAGTTATAAAAGATCTGGAGCAGCAATAGCTGTGACTGTAAATAATTCTAGCTATACAAGAGTAGCAGATAATTATACAAATAATGTAAGTGCTAATGATGCTAATTCTCATTGTACCACTCAAAGTTTAGTTGATGTTACAAACGTATCAAATGTTAAAGCTAAATTTCAGTATGATGTAAATGAAGCTAATCAAATTATTTATGGAACATCTACAAATAACAACTCATTCGTAACATTTACAAGATTAGGAGACACATAGAATGAATATTAATACTGGAAAACCAGATCATATAGAAGATTATTTAATTACATTACATACTGGACAATGGTTTGGTTGGAGTGATAGCAAAAATAAAGTTTATGCTAATCTAATTGTACATGATGATACTAAAGATAAACCTAGTGAAAGTGATTGCACAAATGGTTTAGCAACTTTGAAATCTGATTTTGATACAGCAAAAACAAATACAACAAATAAAAAAGCATCAGCAATAACTAAACTAAAAGCATTAGGTTTAGATGATGACGAAATTAAAGCTATTAAAGGAGTATAATTTATGGCATATATAGGACGAGAACCACAGATAGGAAATTTTCAAATCTGTGACGCAATATCAACAGTTAATGCTCAAGCTGCATATACTATGCAAGTATCTTCAGTTAATGTAATACCTGAAACTGCTAACCATATGTTGGTATCTCTTAATGGTGTTATACAGCAACCAATAGAAGGTTATACTGTAGCTGGTGCAGTTATTACTTTTTCAGATAACTTAGTTACTGGTGATGTAATAAATTTTATACAAATATTTGGATCAGTTCTTGATCTTGGAGTACCAAGTGATGATACAGTAACTGGTGCTAAAATAGTTGATAACGCAATTAATTCAGAACACTATACAGATGGTTCAATAGATAATGCCCACATAGCAGATGATGCTATAGATTCAGAACACTATGCTGCTGGTAGTATTGATACAGCTCATGTAGCAGATAATCAAATCACACTTGCTAAATTAGCTGGTGGAACAGATGGTAATATAATTTCTTATGACGCATCTGGTGATCCTGTAGCAATCGCTACTGGTTCTGATGGTCAAGTTCTTACAAGTACAGGAGCTGGATCACCTCCTGCGTTTGAAGCTTTACCTGGTGGTGGTATGAATGCTTTAATTAGTACAACAGCTGTTTCTAATGATGATACACTTTCAATTACTGGTATGGATAGTACCTATTCAAGATATATCATTACTATTACTGAATTAGTTGCGGAAACAGATAATGTTACACTTTATGCTCAACCTATTATTGGTGGTGCTATAAAAACAGATACTTACCATCCTTATGCACAATATTCTAGAATATCAGATGGTGGAACTGGTGGTAGTGGTAGTACAGATGCTACATTTTGGAAAATAAATGTTTCTGGTGTTGGTAATGCTAGTACAGAACATTATAATTCTACAATAACAATATACAATCCATCTAGTACATCTTTATGGAAAATGTTAAGTTGGGATACTGTTCACCATTTAACAAATAATAATATTGGAAAAGCTGATGGTGGTGGTACTTATATTAATTCAGTCGCAGCAGTTACAGGAATAAGATTTTATTTTAGTTCAGATGGAATGGTATCTGGCGAAATTAAACTATGGGGTATGGTATAATGGCAAGATTTCATAATATAGACGGAACAAGAGTTCAATTTACAGCAGCAGAAGAAACTGCAAGAGACGCAGATGAAAAAGTATGGAGTGATGAAGCTCCAGCAAGAGCTTTGGCTGCTTTAAGAGAAAAAAGAAATGCTCTTTTATTAGAGACAGATTTTTATGCTTTATCAGATGTAACTTTATCTGATGATATGACAACTTACAGGCAGGCTCTCAGAGATTTACCAGATGGTAAAGACACAGTTGCAAAATGTACAAATGCTACGTGGCCAGATAAACCATAGGATTAAAAACTATGTTGCAAAAAGTAAATTTTCAACCTGGATTCAATAAGCAAGTAACCGCAACTGGCGGTGAAGGCCAATGGGTGAGTGGTGATTACGTTAGATTTAGATATGGTTCACCTGAAAAAGTAGGTGGTTGGGCTCAACTTGGAGACAATACTTTAACAGGTAGAAACACAGCACTTCATCATTTTGTTAATGCAGCAGGAATTAAATATGCAGCCATTGGCACCAACAGATTTTTATATGTATATTCAGGAGGAGCTTTTTATGACATTACTCCTCTTAAAAGTACAACAACATTAACCGGCGCTTTTACAACAACGAATGCAGATGCCACAGTCACGATTACTTTTGCATCTGATCATAATATTAATAAGTATGACATTATTCGGTGTGATAATTTTTCATCTGCAACAAACTCTAATTTCGATTCCGATGATTTCGATGACACCAATTTCATGGTTACATCCGTTCCAACTTCAACAACGATTACCGTTGAAATGGGATCCGTTGAATCTGGATCAGGAGCCAGTACTTCTGGTGGAGTAAGAGTTAAACATTTTTATTCAATAGGACCTGCGGTTGAAGAATCAGCTGCTGGTTGGGGCTTGGGGCTTTGGGGTGGAACTGTTGCTGGAGAAATTACGGCAACATTAAATGGCGCATTAACTTCAGGTTCAACGAGTATAGTTTTATCCGATTCAGGATCTATGCCGGCAACAGGAACAGTTTTAATAGATAGTGAAAGAATTGCTTATACATCAAACACTACAGGAACAGATACTTTATCAGGATTAACAAGAGGATCAGATAACACAACAGCTGCATCACACTCAGATGGAGCAACTGTGTCCGATGCATCAGATTACACTAAATGGGGTGCTTCACAAACAGGTGACATTGTAACGGCTCCTGGTCTATGGTCTCTGGACAATTTAGGTAATACATTAATTGCTACAATATTTGGTGGTGAAACATTTACATGGAATTCAAATGCAGCGGGTGCAACGTCTACAAGAGCAACAATTGCAAGTGGCGCACCAACAGCATCAAGAGATATGTTAGTGTCAACACCTGACAGACACTTAGTATTTTTTGGAACAGAAACTACGATTGGCACATCGTCAACACAGGATCACATGTATATTAGATTTTCTTCTCAGGAAGATATTACTGATTATGTTCCTACAGCAACCAATAGTGCCGGTACACAAAGACTGGCCGACGGAACACGGATCGTTGGTGCGATTAGAGGTAGAAATGCAATTTATGTATGGACCGATACCGCATTATTTATTATGAGATTTGTTGGAGCACCTTTTACATTTGCCTTTGAACAGGTTGGAACTAACTGTGGTTTGATTGGTAAGAATGCTTGTGTTGAAGTTGATGGTACAGCTTATTGGATGTCAGAAAATGGTTTCTTTAGATTTGGTGGACAATTAGAATCACTACCGTGTTTAGTTGAAGACTATGTTTTTGATGATATTAATACAGTTCCAAAACAACATATTTATGCAGGTTTAAATAATTTATTTGGTGAAATTACTTGGTTC